AGATCGTCCGTCACGTTGACGAAGAAGACCGGAACGAAGCAGATATCCCGTTCTGATCGCGACAAGGGCGTCCCGCACAGGGGCGCCCTACACACCCCGCGAGGACACAATGCTGACGCAGAAATTCATGGCCATCTTCGATGGCCTAGAAGAAGCCTATGGCTACTACAAAATCGAAAAACTAGAAGCCAACGGCAAGAACAAAGGCAAGGCAGGCATACTCCGCGAACCGCGGACCACGGCCCTGTGGGAAAACCACCTGTCGGGCAAGGGCGCCTCCCTTGGCATCATCCCCATCAACGCGCAGAACATGTGCAAGTGGGGCTGCATCGACATCGACCAATATCCGCTGGACCACGCGGCGCTGATGCAGAGCATCCGGCGGCAAAAGCTGCCGCTCGTCGTCTGCCGTTCAAAGAGCGGCGGGGCGCACTGCTTCCTGTTCGCCACAGAGTGGATCGAAGCGCGAGACATGCAGAACTCCCTGCAATGCCTTGCCTCCACGCTTGGGTACAGCGACAGCGAAATCTTCCCCAAGCAGGTCAAACTCAACCTTGAGCGCGGGGACGTCGGCAACTTCCTGAACCTGCCGTACTACGACGCGGAGGACGGGCTGCGCTACGCCTTCCACGACGATGGCACTTCCGCCACGCTGGAAGAGTTCGTCGGGCTATACCAGCAGTATGTACAGACGCCGGAGCAGATCCTTCGTTTGCAGAATACCGACAGCATCAGCGACCCGATGATTGAGCACGCACCGCCGTGTTTGCAGGCGCTGATGAGGATCAAGGTCGGAGAGGGCGCGCGCAACAACGGCCTGTTCGACTTTGGAGTGTTTTTGCGCCAAGCGTACGTCGAAACGTGGGAGAGCGAGATCCTGCGTTACAACATGGAGTACATCGACCCGCCGTTGCCCTTGAATGAGGTCAACACAGTCGCCAAGCAACTGAACAAGAAAGACTACACCTACAAGTGCAGTGACGCGCCCATCAAGGCGTACTGCAACAAGGAACTCTGCCGCACGAAGAAGTTTGGCGTCAACTCTGCCGTGCAAGGGGCGACCATCGCCAACCTGAGAAAGTACAACTCGACGCCTCCGGTCTGGTTCCTCGACGTCAACGGAGAGCCGCTGGAGATCGACACGGAAGCGCTGATGAACCAAGGGGCGTTTCAGAAGGCCTGCACCGAGCAACTCAACTTCATGCCGCGCACGGTCAACAAGTCGACGTGGGAGGGACAAATCAGCCGCCTTCTGTCGGAGATGCGCGACAACGAAAGCGCCATCATCGAAGTGGCGCAGGATGCCAGCGTGTCCGGCCAGTTCTACGACTTCCTTGAAGAGTTCTGCCGACACCTGCAACAGGCGCAGGACAGGGAAGAAATCCTGCTTCGCCGCCCGTGGACAGACGAAGATCGCGGCCTGACCTACTTCCGACTCAAGGACTTGGAAGGCTTCCTCAAGAAGAACAAGTTCTTCGAATACAAGAGCCACAAGATTGCCCAGCGCCTGCGGGACATCAACGGCGAAAGTATCGTCCTCAAGATCAAAGGCCGCGCGGTCCGCGTCTGGCAGATTCCGGCCTTCGAAGTGGCCGACGTCGACATAGCTGCGCCCATGTTTGGAAACGGAAAGGAGATCCCGTTTTGACGACAATACCGACTGAAATACCCGGCGTGAACCTCCGTTTCTTCGACTTCAGCGAGGAAACGCGGGACCGCATTTGGGAGATTTACCGCAGGAGGAAGGTCGACAAGATGACGCTTCGTGCTATGGCCCCAATCTACGGAGTGAGCAAGGAGCGCATTCGGCAGCTTGTTGCCAAGGCGCACAGGGCCGAGACCAAGCGCAAGCAGTTGAAGCGGCGGATGGAGCGAGGGGACGTTCCTCTGAGGATGGAAAACATGCCCCTGTCCGCAACCTGCTACTACGCCTTGAAACGTCTGGAAGCCCTGCGAATGACGCCAGAGGAGTTCGTGACGACCTTCACCATCCTAGACGTCATCAAGGTCAAGGGCATGGGCAGGACACACTTTATGACGCTTTTCAAGGCGTTGGAGGAAATAGCCCCAGATGCTGCGAATCTTTGGACCGCCCGGGACAGGGAAAACAACAACGCTGCTTAACATGGTCGACGACGCCCTCTCATCGGGCGTCGCTCCGACACAGATCGCCTTCCTTGCCTATACCCGGAAGGCCGCGACCGAAGCGAAGGAACGCGCTTCGGCTCGTTTTGGTTTGGACCCGAAGAAGGACCTCGTCTACTTCCGGACCATCCACAGTCTCGCGCTGGCACTGTCTACAATCCGCGCCGACCAGATCATGCAGCAGGAACACTACAAGGAGATCGGCCACCACTGCGGCGTATCACTCGGCGATACAGCCCTGCCTGATTTCGAAGAGGACCTGCCAACCATAGCCTCGTCCAAGGACCCCATCCTCGGCCTCATCAACCTAGCCCGGCTTCGCAAGGTTCCCCTGCGGGTGCAGTACAATGCGAGCAACGTTGACATACCTTGGAACGTCGTGGCCTACGTTGACCGCACCATCACAGCTTACAAAAACCGCTTCGGGCTTTTTGACTTCACCGACATGCTCGAAACCTTCGTCAAGGAGGCCAGCACCTATTGCCCGCGCTTCCAACTCACCTTCGTCGACGAAGCCCAAGACCTGAGCCCGCTCCAGTGGGACATTGCCCACATCCTAGACGACAACTCCTCGCGCATGTACGTCGCGGGCGATGACGACCAAGCGATCTACGCATGGGCAGGCGCCGACGTAGATCACTTCATCAACCTGCCCGGAGGTAGCGAAACGCTCCACCAATCCTTCCGCGTGCCGCGGGCCGTGCATCGCGTCGCGGAAAACGTGGCCTCTCGGATCTACCGCCGCTTCCCAAAGCGCTACGACCCACGCCCAGAAGAGGGTAGCGTCTCTCGTATCCACGACGTCGAAACGCTCCTGAAGCAGGGCCTGCTCGACAGCGGGAACTGGCTCGTCCTCGCGCAGTCCGGGTACATGCTGGCGCCCGTTGCCCTAGACCTGAAATCCAGCGGCTACCTGTTCAACTATCGCGGCCATCGGTCCATCTCCGAGCGCATCAGCGCTGCCGTCAACGGGTGGGAGCAGTTGCGTAAAGGGCGCACCATCACCGTCGACACTGCCCGCACCATCTACAGCCTCATGTCGATGGACAGAATCAAACGTGGTTTCAAGAAGTTGCCGGGACTTGAGGATTCTGATACCGTCCATCTCGAAATGCTCATCGCGGACCACGGGCTTCTCGCCAACAAGGACATGATCTGGTCCGAAGCCCTCGACCGCATCCCACAAGCAGACCGAGCCTACATCACCGCACTCCTCCGCAGAGGCGAGAAATTCAATGCCGCGCCCCGCATCACGATCTCCACGATCCACGGATCAAAGGGCGGAGAAGCCGACAACGTCGTGCTGTTCACGGACCTCAGCCCCGCGGCCTCGTCCGAAATGCAGAACAGGCCCGACGACATGCACCGCGTTTTCTATGTCGGCGTGACGCGGGCCAAGCAAAATCTTTACATCGTTGAGGCAGAAGACAGGACAAGGGGATACGACCTATGAAGCGAGATGACGTGCTCGAAACAGCCAAGGCCCTCATCAACGGAGACCGGGCACGCGACTACGGCGACGCCTTGGAAATGCACACGCGCATTGCCGACGGGTGGAATATCATCGTCGCCAGTGCCATGCGGACGCACGGCAGCATCACCGCTTCGCACGTCGCGCTGATGATGGACTGGCTGAAGACATCTCGCCTGCTCGTCACGCTCAACCATGCCGATAGCTGGGTGGACAAAACGGCGTACTCGGCCCTCGGTGCAGAGTTCCAGCATAGCGGGGCAAAGGAATGAGCCTGCAACTGGCCATGTTCGCCCCAAAGAGCGAGTGGGTTCCCCCGCTGGAGCTTCCGGACATCACTTCCGCGTCCAAGATCGCGGTCGACGTCGAAACCTGCGATCCCAACCTCAAGGAACTCGGCCCCGGGTGGGCGCGCGGGGACGGATTCGTTGTCGGCTACGCCATCGCGACGGACGGCTGGTCCGGTTACATCCCCGTCCGGCACAAGGGCGGCGGCAATCTGGACGAGCGCATCGTCAACCGCTGGCTCAAAAAGGTCTTCGAGTGCCCCGCCGACAAAATCATGCACAACGCCCAGTACGACATGGGCTGGATCCGGCGCATGGGCTTCACCATCAACGGCCGCGTCATCGACACGATGGTCATCGCGTCCCTGCTCGACGAAAACCGCTTCTCCTACAGCCTGAACTCCATCGCCTACGACTACCTCAACAAGACCAAGTCCGAAAAGGAACTGATCGAAGCGGCTCGGTCCTTCGGCATCGACCCCAAGGCCGAAATGTGGAAGATGCCCGCCATGTACGTCGGGCCCTATGCCGAAGCCGACGCTGTCCTCACCCTCGAACTCTGGCAGCACTTCGCAGCCAAAATCGAAACGGAAGGCCTGCAACAGATCACGGCCCTCGAACTCGACCTCCTGCCCTGCCTCGTTGACATGACGTGGCGCGGCGTCCGCGTCGATCAGGACCGCGTCGAGCGCACGCGCGATGCCCTGCTCAAACGCGAGAAGGCCGTCCTCGCCGAACTGCGACGCAAGATCGGGTGGGACGTCGAGATCTGGGCAGCGCAGTCGCTCGCCAAAGCCTTCGAAGAACTCGGCATCGCCTTTCCGAAAACGGAGAAAGGCGCCCCGTCCTTCACCAAGAACTTTCTCGCCAACAGCGACGATCCCGTTGCAAAATTGATCGTCGAAGCGCGGAACCTCAACAAGACCTCCGGCACCTTTATCAATACGATAAACCGGCACTGCGGCTCAGACGGCCGCATTCATGCCCATATCAACCAGATTCGATCCGACGAAGGAGGCACTGTCTCCGGCAGGATGTGCCTTCACGGGCACACGGTTTTAGAGCTGGACATCGGCCCCGTAGAGATAGGCTCGTACGAGCCGACTGGGAAAGAAAAAATCAAGACGCACACAGGGGAATGGAAGCGGGTCGTGCGCAGGTATTTCAAGGGCGTCGAGAACATGATCCGCGTGACGGTCGCAACAGGAGACTCGGTAACTTGTACCCGAGGGCACCGAGTCCTATCATCGCGGGGATGGATCCCAGCGGGGGATCTGCGCGTTGGGGACGAGGTTTACCATGTCTGTAAACAAAACGCAGTTGAAGGACGAGGCGCTGTGTCGGAAAATCGTGCAAGCCTATGCGGCGGACGAGAAGCCGATCATCTCGGAAGTAGCCTCTCGGTTCCAGATTTCTTTGCATACCGCGCAGGCAATGATAAAAGCCGTCTTGTCTCCCGAGGAGCGAGAACGGGAGCGCATTCTTCGGTTGTCGAGATCGAAAACCGGCGACCGCAACCCCATGACGGGAAAATTCTCGGAAAGGCACCACAACTACAAAGGCCAATGCTCCGATGGGAAGGGGTATGTGTTGGTGCTGAAGCCGAAATGGTTTACGGGCCGGACGCGCAGCAAGCATGTTTTCGAGCATCAGGTCGTAATGTGCGAGTCCTTGGGGCTGACGGAAATTCCCGCAGGCTTTCAAGTTCACCACATAGACGAGGATCCTACGAACAACCGGTTAGAGAACTTGGCGCTAGTCACCATGGCGGGCCACAGGCGTTTGCACGCAGCGTCCCCGTGGCGAAAATTGAGCCCATGGGAAAAGCATGTGTATGGGATATTGAAGTAGAGGACGACCATTCGTTCGTCGCCCACGGCCTGATTCACCACAACAGCTACAACTCGCCAAACCTCCAGCAAATCCCAGCCCGCGACCCAGAGTTCGGGCCGATGATCCGCTCGCTCTTCCTGCCAGAAGAAGGGCAACAGTGGGCCGCAATCGACTTCTCGCAGCAAGAACCGCGGATCTTGGTCCACTACGCCTACGTCTACGGCAAGTCGCGCGGGTCAAACCTGCTCGGCGCGCCGGAGTTCGTCGAGCGCTACCGCAGCGACCCGTCGACAGACTTCCACACCATGGTCGCCGAGATGGCTC